AACCAACACTCCGCCTAGATCTATTCAAACAAGCAGCAACAGCAACAAGGCATCTTCCAACCTGGCTACAGTTCCTTATCCTAGCCCTGTTGTATTGGCTAGAGGAATGGTATCTCAACCACTACATCAAAGAAACAGTCTCACAAGCCATCACTGAGTATCACCTGGAGACTGATACAGTTACTAATACTGACTGGAAGGAAGATGCAGTTATCACGGTTACTGAGAACCCAGACAGTTCTTCACAACTACCAACCCTTTCAATTCGTGTACCTTACCCTACAGATTGATTATGACTAACAAGCAGGACCACACCTACAAAAAGTGGCTCACACCGGAACAACTGCACAAGCTACGGGTGACGCTGTTCGCTTCTGCCGCAGCTAGTATGGGGGCACGTATCGAGCAGCTAGAGAGCGTTGGGGATACCACAAGCCTCGCCGATGTGATCCGGTCAGAGTGGGTAGTTTAGGGGTAGTATTACGAATTATTACAGATTGGCTAGCTCGCTTTGCCAAGGCCAACTGAGTGGGTAGTATGTGTGCAAGACGAAAGCCCAACCGGGTCGCCGTCTCACTTTACCAACGCAAACCAATGACCATCGCAATGAGTAAGTCTGCTGTTGCTGCCGACCCTAAATATTGGGACTGCCCAACACTGGATGCAGAGCAACACATCACGGAATCTCTTGGTTCACCCTTAGAGCTGCCAGAATCGATTGAACCTGGGGTATGGGCAACAGAACAAGATGATGCCCTATGCCGCTGGTTTGCTCGTCTTGGCCATCAACAGTATGAACAAGTAGCAAGAGACAATAGCTATAACCAAGAGAACGATCTATCTGCAAACTATGTTTATTCAGTGTTTGCTCCGGTTGATTGTTCCGATTGGCTGTGGTCTGATGTTGTGTTTGTTGTTATTGAGAACCACCTTGGGGGTGATGTACGTGGCAATTATGGGTCACTCTCAGTCTATCGGGTTGATCAGCTAGCAGAAACAGGGTTCTTCGATCTTGTTTGTGGCTGGTATGCCAGTCCGATTAGTAGCGAGTCAGTCAATTACCTAGCTGATTGCGAGCATCCTGAGCTTCAGGCAGCAAACGACAGACTAAGTGTTGGCTATAGCAGCCACCCCACATCTGAGATTCGCAACCTACTTTGGCAGGGATGTGAGCCAGTGTGGTCTGAGCAACTGGGCTGTCACGTAGCCAGGTTGGCAGATGTTCCCTTTGCTGTTCGGCTTGAACCTACCCCACCTTATTACGGAGGCTGAGAACCTATTTTATTGATCTTTCACTTGACCAAGGCAAACCGACACGGGGTGCGCGTGATGCGTGGGATCGAATCCCTCCCCGTGTTCTTGCTTCTCACTGAGGGAAGCAATCATCAAAAGATGTACACATCAAACCGTATCCCTCACACTTCTGGTTCTGGTTTGTATCACGAGCAGATCTTCAGGGACAACCAATTTGTTGCTCAAGTATTGAGTGAAGATGACGGTTCTTTCTGGTTTGTTCTTGCTCACAATCATTCCATTTCAAGGGGTTACAAAACAGTCGCAGAAGCTAAGGAACTCCTGTTCCTTTCTCTTGATCGTCTCTTTGATTGATTCTCTCAACTAGCCATCGCTTAACGGTGTTGGCTTTCTGAGGGATTCTATTTCCCTTATGTTTTATAACCTCAAACGATGACCCAATACGACATCCGGTGCCCTTCTGCCAGTTGGGAGAATGAGAGCACTTACGATCTGGATAAAGCCTGGCTACTGTGCATGGATTTGTCTGTAGATTATGGCTATGCCCAAGTGCTAGTCAATGGCTCAATCATTGGCGACTACAGGAACGGTGGTAGCTAGTCCAATGAAACAACTCATTCCCCCCGCTGTTTCGCGCGTGCTGTGCTTCCTGGTTCCTGTTGTTGTTCTTGCTTCTATCGTTCACGACCTCGGCACCATCCCTCCTGCCAATCCTATTAGCCCATCACTTGCCCAAGGCAAAGTCAGCTGATGGGTGCGGTGAGCAACTTGGCCCCTGCTGATGCGGGGGTTTTTTATTGGGGATAT